AACGGGTTCTGGAGAATTTGATCTTGCTGGTAGTGGTATGGCGATTGGTATTGCTAATGACCAAACTGCAGTGTGCACACTAACAACAGGTACTGGTACTCTTTTGCTTGGTCTTTCCAAGAAAAGCACGCTAGCGTAAGGAACCGACATGAAGCTACTTAGAGAAGTAAGTGAAAGCGTTGATACGCTGATCGAATCAAAAGATGGTCAGAAGAAATTCTACATCGAAGGTATCTTCATGCAAGGGGAGATCCCCAACAAGAATAAGCGCCGCTATCCTATCGATATTCTAGAACGCGAAACTAATCGCTACATCGAAGAGAAGGTTAGTAAGAACCGCGCATATGGTGAATTGGGTCACCCAAACACTCCAACGATTAACCCTGATCGGATTAGTCACCGTATTATTGACTTACGTCGTGAAGGCAACAACATCGTTGGTAAGGCCCTTGTCCACAACACAGTTATGGGTAAGGCAGCTCAAATTATCATGAACGAAGGCGGATCGCTTGGCGTCAGTTCACGTGGACTTGGTTCACTCGAGCCAACTGCCGAAGGAATTAACCTCGTTCAAGACGACTTTTACCTAGCAACAGCCGGTGATATTGTTACCGACCCTTCTGCTCCTGATGCGATTGTTAACCACATGATGGAAGATATCGACTGGTGGTGGGACGGTAGTGATTGGCGTAAACAAGAAGCTTTGCACGAATATAGAAAGAGTGTTTCAAAGTTTTCTCGTCAGCAAATTGAAGAACGACAAGTAGAAATATTTAATGGCTTTATGCGCCAACTACTTGCCGACGTGTAAATTTACAGGTTATCTAAATAACCTCAGGATACAACAAGGAGTTTAATTCCAATGGTCAATAAGGTCAAAGAAAACAAGGATCAAATGGAAGATCAAATTGATGAGAAGTTCCAAGCCGATGGCGAGGACTCTGAGATCCCTGATCCTGCGCCTACTGGCTCATCGCGCCGTTCGGCCGATAATACCGCTGGTGATTCAAAAACTCCGCTTAAGCAAGACGACAAGGGCGATCCCCTAAAGAAGAGAGATGACGTAATGAAGAAGTTGCCTCGTAAGGGTGCTAGCACTCAAGGTGGTGGAAGTCAAACGCCTACACGTCGTGCAGACAAGCGCGAAGGCGAATTCGCAATTCCATATGCAAACATGAGCAAAGAAGACGTTAATATGGACGAATTCGACGCGCTAATGGAAGCATCTGATTTTTCCGACAACTTCAAGAGCCAAGCTGCTCTTGGTTGGCAAGCAACAGTCGTTGCAGCAGTGGATCATATCAACGAACAACTTACAGAAGCCTATAACGAAGCTCTAGATGAGGAGTCAGAAAGAGATCGTGAAGCGATGGTTGAGACTCTTGATAAGTTCCTATGCACAATGCTTGACAAGTGGGCAGACAATAACGAAGTTGCTATTGACGAAGGTCTTCGCAACCAACTTAACGACTCGCTTACACAAGGTATTTTTGAAGTGTTCGCAGAACACAACATCGAAGTACCAGAAGGTAAGATCGATCCTATCGAAGAGCTTCAAACAGAACGCGACGAACTCGTTGACCTAGTTAACGCTGTTGTTGCTGAAAATGCTGAGTACCGTCAAATAATTGAAAACGCAGAGCGTGAAGCAATCATTGATGACATTGCTGACGACGCGGCTTGACGGAAACACAACGCGACAAGCTAGCGAAATATTCAGAGTCAGTTGACTTTGAAGACGCAGACACATTTGCTGACGCTGTTTCAACTCTTACTGAAAACTTCTTTGGCGAAGGCCTAAAGAGTCAAGGTGGTAAAGTGTTGAGCGAAAGCGAAGACCATGATTTAGACGCAAATTCTGAGCCTCTTGAGGAAGAAGACGGTGGCGAAAAGCCAAAGTCAACCTCACCAGCATCAGTATCGCGTGTAGCTGACTTTATTACATTCCAGCAACGCGGCGCCTAAAATCAGGGTGGTATAAATACACTCAGGAAATAACTTACAGAATTCCGATTAACAGGGAGACATTTAGATGAGACGCAACCAACTAACTTATCGTGAGGCTCGCGAGAAGTGGCAAAGTATTCTCGAGCATCCTGATTTGCCTGCGATCACCGACCCAATTCGTCGTGACGCAGTCGCAATGATTCTCGAGAACCAAGCGCTCGATGTCGCAGATCAAATGCAGGGCAGCGGTGGTTACCACGGTGCAAACCTTCTGGGTGAAGCAGCGCCAACCAACGCGATGGGCGCTTCTAGCTCAACAGCCGGCGATGGTTCGATCGACATTTATGACCCAGTTTTGATCTCCCTTGTACGTCGTTCGATGCCTAACCTCATCGCTTATGACGTCTGCGGCGTTCAACCAATGACTGGTCCATCGGGCTTGATCTTCGCTATTCGCCCTCGCCACACTTCACAAACTGGTGACGAAGCGCTTTATAACGAAGCAAACACATTCTTCTCTGGTTCAAACACAGCAGCTTCATGGGGTCACTCAAGTGACACAGACCCATCGCAAGCTAACTCAACAAACTACATCTGGGGCACAGGTATGTCAACCGCTGCTGCAGAAGCGTTGGGTGACGGTGTTACAGGTAACGATTTCACAGAAATGGCGTTCAGCGTTGAAAAGGTAACGGTTACAGCCGTATCACGTGCCTTGAAGGCTGAATACACAATGGAATTGGCGCAAGACTTGAAGGCTATCCACGGTCTGGATGCTGAAACAGAACTTGGAAACATTCTGTCTGCTGAAATTCTTGCTGAAATCAACCGTGAAGTTATCCGTAAGATCAACGGTACTGCTACAATCGGTGCTCAAGAAAATACGACAACTGCCGGCATCTTCGACCTTGACACAGACTCAAACGGTCGTTGGATGGTTGAAAAGTTCAAGGGCTTGATGTTCCAACTGGAACGTGAAGCTAACCAAATCGCGAAGGCAACTCGTCGCGGTAAGGGTAACATCGTAGTGTGCTCATCTGACGTTGCGTAAGCTTTGACACTAGCAGGTGTTCTTGACTACCAAAGTGCCTTGGACAACAACTTGAATGTTGACGATACAGGTAACACCTTCGCAGGTGTCTTGAACGGTCGCTTCAAGGTTTACGTTGACCCTTACTTCGCAAGCACAGCTGGTTATCAGTATGCGACAGTAGGTTATCGAGGTGCAAACCGCTTTGACGCTGGTATGTTCTACGCTCCTTATGTGCCACTACAAATGGTACGTGCGGTTGGTGAAAACAGCTTCCAACCAAAGATCGGCTTCAAGACTCGTTACGGTATCGTAGCTAACCCATTCGCTACAACAGCCGGCGACGGTGTCGTACCAAGCTCAACGAACGGTACATCAGTATCTGTTGCTGCAAACCAACGCAACATCTACTACCGTCGCTTTGCTATCGGTAACTTGATGTAAGATCTACTTACAGATTTGATAAATAGGGCCAGTCAAAAGACTGGCCCTTTTTTTATTTGGAGACGTTATGAGTGTAATAAACAGTCAACCACCAGAATTATCCGTCCTATGGGCGCCACAGTTCCAAGTCGAGATTGAACGCCTTCCAGTGACCTCTTTCTTCATCAGGGAAGTTCAAATACCCGGTTTAAGTGCTAATCCAGCTAGACAAGAAACGCCTGGTATCCGTCCTATATTCCGTCAACCTGACACAGCCGAATTCGATAACCTTACGTGCGAATTTCTAATCGATGAAGACTTCACGACATATAATGAAGTGTATACATGGTTTAGACAAGCATACACTCTTTTTGACCAGGCTGAGCTAAAAACGTGGACTGATGCTGACAAGGCTAAACTAGAACGCGTGTGGTGTGACGCTACTGTTACGCTGTTAAACACAGCAAGCCGCCCGAACTTCCGCTTCAAATTTAACAACATATTCCCAATTCAACTAGGCCAAGTTACTGTTAGGTCAACAGATACCGAAACAATGGCAGTAACATGTTCGGTCACATTCCAGATCAATGGGTTCGAAACAGAATCAGTTTAGTCGTTGTCTTTATATGCGCTATTCTGTATGATAAACCTGTAGAA